GTCATTAGGAATACCCTCGTGTTCGATTGTTGATCAACGAGGGTAGTATAGCATAAGGGATTGTGAGGTTAGAACTATTCGCTATATTCGATAGTGACGGCGATTGACATGCGATCAGCATCAGACCTAAGCGTGCCGGTGTAGGGGTGAGAGCCTACGCGAACGTTGCCGCTGATTGGCGTGCCCTTAGGGAATACGTCCATGACCTGCTCAGCCACAGCTCTGAGTTTTAGTTCCGACTGCGGGCGGCTAACGCATACTATCTGATAAATGCCTTGCGGGCTTACGTGTCCGTCGTTGGCTAGTCTGTCGTCTACGCCGCGATTGGGTATGAAGGTGACTTCTAGCCATTCGCCGGAGTTTGGCGGGGTGAAGTTAATCCCAGGCCAGCTAATGGGATAGCTCAGGCCAGCGGCAATCAGGATGTCGTTTAGTGCTGTCTGGATGGTGCTGTTGGATGGTGTCACCGTCTAACCCTCTGCTCAATATTTCGTGCGGCCTTGTTGACGATTTGTGGCCAGTTTTGGGCCGATAACCTCAAGAAGCCGAATCTTTCCTCGACATAGCTGGCATATTCCGCGCTCCATCCAAAGAATACGGGCGGGCCATCAAGTTTTGCCTGAGCAATAACTAACAGCGCTGCCTGCGCATCCCATATAGGAGCAGCATTGCCTTCATTTGTGGTTGGGCCGACTGGCAATTTACCTATAGCTGCATCACCAGTTGAGCGCAAAAATCCGGTATCAACGTTTACCCGTTCTTGGGCCTCTTCCACAAGATCCTGAATTGACTGCCTGTATACGGCGGTAAGCCGTTGCTCAGACTTACGCGCCCATGCTGTTACTTGGTCTGAGAATTTAGCCATATTGCTCAATCCAGGCCATCAGGATATTCCTGTTAGATTCCGCCCATTCGTACGGATCTTGATTTCCTTTACTCATATTACAGAAAGGACAAAGAAGCTGTAGATTTTCAGGGCCATTAGTCCCTCCCAAGTATATTGGCATAATGTGGTCTACGTGAAATCTGTTTATGCCAAATACCTCTAGCGGCTCTCGGCAGCAATTGCATCTGCCATCCTGTACAGAGAATAGCAAATTTATGTCATCCTTGGTATGGCTTCCCTCTGCCTGCCTTATTTTCGCTCTTCTGTTTCTGGTGTCCGCCAATCTTCTTTCTCTATGCCTCTTCCTTAACTCTGCTGTCTTTTCTGGATTGTTCTGCTTCCACTCCCTACTCTTTCTTCTTGATTCGTCTATATTATCCCAATATCTTTTTCTTCTCGCTTCAAGCACTCGATCTCTATTTCTTCTCTGCCACTCCAGCGCTTTCTTGGAAAGGTGCTTCCTATTTTTTGCTTGGTATTCTCGAATCTTGTCTATGTTTCTTCTGGCATACTCCCTACTCTTTTTGTTTCTAGCCTCCCTGTTCTCGCGCTCATAATTTCTTGACCTATCTACGGCGCAAGCCCTACACTCTCCGTTCCTTGTAACCCTTTCAGAAACATGACCTTTAGGGCATGGCTTACCAGTAAAATATCTCTTTAATCCTGCCATTTTTGCAGAACTTCTTGGCAGTATATGGATGCATTCTGTGGATAAGTCTTTCAAGATACGCACTCCGCTCAAGTGGTCGCTAGAAGAATGCACGGAAACCAGTAGCGTTCTGGCTTTCGGATGGCCGTCCTATCCGTGCATTTTCATTATAACAAGATCAGCCGAATCCTTCCACGCGCCGAACAGAGTTTGCAAAGTCTATCCGGTATACTGCCTTGCATCTGCACTGAATTGTTTGCGACGGGCTAGCACCTAATGATGTGTCGCCAGGGTACATCATCCGGCTCATGTCCGGTGCGATAAACGCAGACTCAAGGCCGATAGGGTTATCCCTGTAAGTCTGCTCCATCTGCAAATGATCCAGCCTTGTGCGTGCATCGGGTGAGGAATCCCAGCCCTTCGATACGTCACGCGGATCAATATCGCCCTTGATAGCCGCTTGCTTGATTGCCTCAAACTGTCCGGCGCGCAAGGCGTTAATCGACTCCGTTCTGGCAATAACCTGCCCCCTATAGTTTTGGGTTCTGGCCTGCATGGATGTAATCATGCGATTAACCTGCTCGCGGCTCAGTGGCTTGTCTTCATCGATAGCCTTTCGCACAGCAGAATCAAACCGCTTATCCCTCAGTTCGCGGTTGAAGTAGTTGCCATCAAGGCTTTCCAGTTCGTCCCGCGCCCGCGCTACCCATTCGGCCTGACGTGATGTTAGGCCAATGAAGCCACCCACGCGCTTGCCGGTTCGTTGATCAATCCGACCAATCAGGTCTAGCGCAGACTGGCGCGGGTTAATCCCTCGCTGCACCGCCTCTGTAAGCCGCTCTCGCACCATCTGACGCTGTTCGTCGAATACCTCGGTAATCAGGCGGCTCGAAAGGTTAGCGAGCCACTGTGTAGCGCTGGGAAGGGCCATGTTGAACCGTGCGGGAACAGCGCCAAGTTCTAGCGGGATAGTTCCGATCTGCTCCGCACCCGTTAACCCACCCTGCCGATACGCCTGCCTGATAGCCTCTTCCAGCGGGCTAAACGTGGCCTCGTCCAATTGCAGAAGCTCAATAACCCCATCCACATTGCCGACTTCCAGAAGGCGCACGATTTCCTGAATGACGGCTTGGTCTCGGACGGACTGAATCGCCGAGCGGAAGGCGCGCAAAACTGCCTGTTCTTGGGCGGTTTGGATGGATAGGAGGTTAGCGGCCATGCTTCTCGGTCTTTACGTCTGTGCTTAGCAAGATAGCCTCTCCTGATAGGGTATATGTCCAGCAGAACGTAACATCACAAATCATCACGCCATGCTTGTCGGCAAGCTCCCTTGCGAAATCCTGTAACTTATCGTGAACGGTTTTCTCTAGTGATTCCATAACTCCCTCCACTCCAATCAGCGACACACGGACTCAAAGCCCATAATATCGCACACAAGCCATGAGGACTGAGGCTCGCCAATACTGGCAAGGCCAAAAGCCATCGCTGCAACTAACGCTACGCCTACAACCAAAAGCGCGCAGTCTTTCATGCTGGAGCCTCAAGCCTGTCAATCGTCTTCCCTGACTCACTCATGACAAAGCAGTTTAGCCAATCATGTTCTGAAAGGCGCTCCCACATTCCGGCTTGGTAATACACTCGGAGCCCGTTATCGTCAGGCGCTACGCAATAATCATTGGTGCAGATTACGCGCTGATTAATGGGGCCGTCTTGCTTGCTGCCACTGAATTTTAAATAGATCATGCCTTTCTCCTGTCTGTCTGCGTGATCAGTATATCAAAAAAGCCCGCGTTGTGCGGGCGGGGTGGTTAGTTTAACGTTAGAGAAACTTTGAGCCCCCCAATATCCAATTCTGATACTCCTCTTTTGTGTTTTTTTACCGATGTTTCCGAATCTCTTACCTTTCTCTTGTGCTTTGCAACCCAGTGGGCTATCGCCTTTCGCCTTCCATTTTTTGTTTTTGGAGCATCCCTCAAGCTGAAAAAGTCCTTATATGCGTCTAGCCCAAGCGGAAATGTCAGTGATACATCTTCATGGATGGTGGCGGTTGCGCAGTCCGCTCTGGTTGCATCCTCAATTATCGAAGCAATTAAAATGGAAGAATACATCTCTCTTTCGCTGCCCAATTGACTGCCCCTGCCCCAAACTGGCATTGGCCTGCCATCCGAGCCAAAAGCAACGCACCTTTTTGAATATTCTGAAACTCCATTTGGGAATATGCTTCTAAAGTGATATTCGTAGAAAAATTTAGCCGAAGGCAACGAGCAAACACCTTTGGGCGCTTTTTTGCAAGCCCTTAGGCCAATCCACTTAACGCAATCAGAATCGACTTCTTTGACAAAAACTTCAGCCTGATCACCAATCAAATCTGGAAAACTTGAAACAAGCATTCTGTAATCATAAGTATACAGTCGCTCGGTGTCTCGCATATCAAAGGCAAAAGCAGAACTTGGTTTCATATTAGAAAACTTTAGCAATGCGTTCCCCGCATCAATTCGATCAATTTTTTTTCCGCCGAATCTATGTGTTCCAGAAACTAAAACCGATTCGGTGTCAGCCGACTCCATAAGGCTTATAATTGACATTTCAGCATCTTCAATACTGTTCCCCATTTTTCTCTCTCCTAGTTAACAAAAAACCCAAACTCACCATAACCAAGCTCGGGCCTCCTGTCTAATACCGTTTTGTTCTAAACCCTGCACCCAATATACCAACCAACCGGCGGCACTTCCTCGGTGATTGGGTCAACCATGATGATTTGGTAGGTGGTGCCGTTTACTTTCATCTTGCCGGACAAGGTAGGCGTAGTTCCGAACTCCGGCAGCATAATCATCAAATCGCTCGCCTGAATATAGCCGCCGTCGATGTAGGTGTTCTTGCGGTTGCCTGACACCTTGATGCCGCTCACCGGATGCTCTGCCCCTGGCGTCAGGACAGGGTTGTACTCAGGGCCGGTTTCTGTGTCTGGCTCCTGATAGATCATGGTGCCTTGGTTGAATTCCGTTAGCAGCTCTCGGGCAACGCCCTGCATTTCTTCGTAGAAGTTCATTCAATAAACTCCATCTTCTCAACATCGAAGACGCTGACCTTGCCGCCTGTGGCACAGTCTCTTGTCATGGCGTACTCTACGGCCATTTTTGCGGTCTTACCATGATCAAGAGCTGCAATAGCAAACTCCTGCCCTGAACCCATACTATCCGAGTAAGTTAGCTTTGCCGCCATGGGCTTCCCATCTTCGCCAACGACGCAATGGAAAGCATCTCCATCTCTAACCATTAGCGCACAGCAATCTATAGACATTCTCTGCGGATTGTCCGACAGAAACTGCTCAATGAATCGTTCCTGATCGGCTACTGTTCCTGCAAAAAACCAATAATCACCGTCCCGTTCAACCCATTTTTCGGCCTTGTCGGTAACTATTATATCGTGTCGACAATAGCGCCCATCTACAGCTATCTGCCGTGCCTTGTGGTCATAAACGATAGTGGTCATTCAATTAATCCCATTCTCAAGCGCGGCCATCAACTGTGAGTTTTTGCAGACGAAGGATAATCCCGAAGCCCAACCCATCAACCGTGACGCGACTCCAGCGGCTTTCTCCGGTAGGAATGGTCATTTCCCTGAAAAACCGAACCTCTCGGTTGTCAAAGAAGCCAGTATTTCCAACATCAACCTGAACGCGAGCAATCCCTGTCTTGTTTGACGTTTGCAGGCTTTGCGGAAACCCCCAAGTCATGCCAGTGTCACCTTGCCAGAAAGCGGATTATCTCGATAGCCGTCGGAGGCAATCAATGGGGCAAGAATAAAGTCCAGCTTCTTCACCACTGGGTACTGCTCATCAGACCAGTACTCGACGGCGATAGAGTCAACGCGGACAGATTTCTTGTTCTTGCCCGGCGTGTAGTCTGGCGTGAAGAATCCAGGCGAGGCAAGCTCTCTTAGCGCGGCCTCATACGTAGCCTGTTCAACCTCAACAGGGACAGCCGTCTTATCAAGCAGAACCCAATCCCACTTTTCAAAGACGTAAGCCTCATCACGCGGCCACTCCCTGACCTGATCGCGGCCCTCTGTGCGATACCCCTGAAAAGCCGTGCGGTATGCGCCGTCAATGTACTCAGAGCCGCGCAATAAGGCTGCCTCTTTATCCTCAGTCGAGGCAGAAGCCCATGCCGTATTGCCACGAGCTTCGTGGTAAGTATCAGCGCCAGCTACTGTGCCGTAGAAGCTCATCACTCAGCCTCTTTTTCGGCAATAGCCGCCTTAATGCTTTCGGCTTTCATCTTGTGGTGCGGCTTCTTTCCGTACAGTTCTTCGTACTTCTCGGAAAGATATTGATCGTTAGACATAAGCCGCTCTTTAGGCTCGGGCTTTTTCTGTTCGCCCCAAAGGGTATCTTTCTGCGGATCGAAATCAGACTTGTTGATGATAACCTTGGTGCCGTTACGGTTAACCTCGACGGTTTCAACGCGTGCCATGTGTGCGCTCCGTGGTGATGGGTTTGTTATATTGTAGCATGTGGCAGGCAATAAAAAACCCCGCACTTGGCGGGGCTTCTTAGCGCTGTCTATATTAGCCCAGCAACAGTGCGGTATGGCGCGCTTGCGTGACCTTGACGCCCCACGCCAGCCCGATCTCATACCGAACCTTGCGGTAGCCGGGATACACCCGAACCTCAAAGGCCAGACCTGAGCGCGGGTCTTGCAGCATCATGGTGTCAATCGCCATATCGCCCTCTTGCGGCAGGGCAGGGGCACGAGTCACCAGCTGGATAGCGCCACGGTAGAACGCCACGTTTGCGTTAAAGTCGGACACGATGCTGATAGCCTCGGAACCGGTAGTCGCCACTCGGAGGCCAGGCTCCTGAATGGTGATGGTGCCGGTAGTGCCTGCACCGATGGTCACGCCAGCCGCAACAACGTACTGGTTAGAGTCACCCGCAATGGTGATGACATCGCCAGCGGTTACGGTTACGTCGCCAGTGGTGGCAGCGGTAGTGACGCCGATAGCTTTGGTGCCCACTGCGTTAGCGCCGGTTACGGTGGTGTCAGTAACGGTGCCTGCGGTGTGTGCTACGGGCTGGCCAGTCTCACGAATAGAAACGCCGTGCGGAGTAGCCAGTACGCCTTGCTGTGACATCGGAGCACTTGACCAATCGCGGTCAGTGTTGATGCCGTACAGAGTGCGCAGAGAGGCGCCTGCGTCGGAGTTCAGAACAAGGTTCAGATCCATGTTCGGCGCGCCGTTGTCAATCAGAATCTTGCGAGACTGAGAGACGGCAGACACGTTAGTGGCAAACGGGGTGGTGCCAGCAGTGCCAACGGCACGGGAGGCGCCAGCAGCAGCAGCCACAGCAATGTCAGTTTCGACTTCATTCACCAGCTTGCGCATGGCTTGGGCAATCATATCCGCCTGAACGGTCATGTAGCCTGGGCCGGTATTCAGGCCGCGCTGACTTTCGCCAACCCAACCGAATTCTGCTACGCGGGCCTTGCTGATCACAATGGAATCGCTACCGATGTCCTGATCAGTCGGCTCGGGCACGGTCATGGCCGGAGAAATATCCTGCGCATTACCTTGCGGGGTAATCGGGTAGTAAACGTTTTGACCTACAGCCGCACGTTCAGCGGTAGAGTCACGGGAAACGGCAGGGATATAGCCTACCTGCTCGCGGGAGACCTGATCCAGAGCTGCATACAGGTCGGGAATTAGGTTAGTCAGAGTGTTCGCCATGTTAGGGCCTCATTGATTTAATTCAAATGGTGTCAGTTGCCGCTCATCCGAGCTTATTTAGCGCCTGACCCATCCGGGCCAATGGCTTATGATGGTATGTTATAACAGGTTGAATTGATATGTCAAAGTTTTGGTTGACAGGGCATAAAAAGCCCTCGCGGTGGAGGGCTGTAAATTACCCAAATTCATCTGGTAGTGAATTTGTTGATTCTTTCGCCTTAGTCCAGCAGCCACAACTATACTGCCTGTATCCTCTCTGCCATTTTAGCGTATAGTCAGAAACCGAATGCGTGCCAATATCCCATTCGGAATGGGTGCCGGCATTTTCAGGCTTATGCATCGGGGGCTTAGCCATTACTCTTTGGCAGCCATTTTGCCCAGTATCATGTGGCGCATGGGTAGCCACCCCACAATTACAAAGATGCTTTGCCGTGCACTTCATATCTCTCTCCTAATGAATAAAAACCCACCCAAAGCCTAAGCCCTGAGCGGGTCAACGTCCAATAACGTTTAGGTCTAAGCTAACAAAGACTTATTCCGAAATCTGCACCGTTCCCTCACGTGCAGCCTGAGCCATTTTAGCCTGTTCGGCAGGCGCCATGCTCTGGAACTGGTCACGGGTAATGGTGCGCTTCTGACCGCCGCCGCCGCCATCTCCGCCTGTGCCTTGATGGTTGGAAGCTTTCAGAATGCTGTCCTTGTACTGGTATGACTCGACAATCTGAGACATTGCCTCATCGAAGTCAGCTGGTGCGCCAGGGTTCTTGCGACTGTAGATTGTATTGCCGGACTGATCAACAGCCACCAGCTTGCCATCCTCAATCTTGAACCGGTCGCCAAAGGTAGCCTTTGCCATGTCGGCAGGAACGGCTAGGTTGTCTTTGATGAACTTAGACCCATTGAACGCGCTGGCCAGCTTTTCGCCGTTGTACTGATTGCGGAGCTGTTCAAGCTGTTTCTGAGCATCGCCAACATCGGTTTCGTACTTCTGGCGCCATCCGTCCTCAATCTCTTTGCGCAGCTTATCAACCTCGCCCGCGTCAAGCAGCTTTTTCTGATCAAGCTTCTCAAGCGCGGCCACGGCCTCCCGATACTTCTCAGGGTCAACGCCGTCTAGCGCCTTCAGCTTGTCCGCCATTTCTTGCTTTGCCTCGCGATTAGTCTTTGCTTCGCGCTGCAATTCTTGAATCTTTCCGTAAGTCTGTGCCGCATCAAAAGCGAATTCCTCGCCGTTGTTGTCGTACAGTACGCGGCCTTCACTATCAATTTCGGCGTATTGCTTGCCTTCGATTTCAACAGTCTTCAGTTTCATAGCTATCCAGCCTCTTTCATGGTTTGCCCATCCGGGCGTTAGTTACAGCAGGTCGCTGCCTAATGGTTCGCCGCCTCCCGGCAGCTCTTCCAATAGTCTTTGTTGCTCTTTCTCAGGGTCGAAGTTTTCAGACAACTGATCAAGCCGCTTTGATTCTTCCCACAGCGTCAAACGTGAAAGGTCGCCATTGGCCCGCATTTCCCGCAAGTGCTGTAGAGTGTCACTATCCTCGTCAGTAGCGCGGAATTCGGTAAATACGTCAACCTCGGGCTCCGTGCGGTCGTTAAGCCAAAGGTTTGTGATCATCAACGCGTTTTCAAGCGCATCTTTCAGCATTCCCGCCCATTGCTGAACCGCACTATTTCCCTTGCTTGCTGCGGTTGCAGCGCTGATTCTGGTCAGATTGCCAGATTGCGCAGTAAGTGGTTGCCGCCCAATCTCTCGGATTTCTTTGATCTGACTATCAATTCCTTCCGCAAGGTGCTTCAAGCTGGCTGTAGTGGGCTCTACTCGCTCCCATGAGCCGTGCTGGCCTTCGGCGTTAGGTGGCGCATACAGAACCGCGTCCGGGCCAATCTCAAGCGGAATAGGCTTGCCGTTCTCGTCAACCGCTGGCTTTACGCCATTAGCAGACAAGATAGGGAAGCAGGTCATGGTTTCAGCAAACTTCAGGGCGCATTGTTGCTGGAACAGATCGACCTGCGCATCAAGCGCATCTTTCATGGGAGGGTAGAAAGTCCAGCTTTTTCCTTTGCGTCGGCCAGTGATCACCGGAACCATTGGCACCATACCAATAGTGATCAGGCCAGAACCACCCTCAACCCATTCGCCGTTTTCGTCCTTCTCCCACTTGCGCCATTCTGTTTCCCAAAGCTCAAGAATAACGCCAGGGCTTTCGTACATGCGCATATAGGTGATTTTCTCGCCACCGCCTTGGCGCTCTGAGCGAATCTCAAGAACATCTTTATGGTTGACGTGAACCCAATACGGACGAACTCCGGCAGCGCGCTCTTCTTCGCGGTTCCTGAATGTTTGGCCAGCGGGGTAATCTACGCGAATCCATGTGATGCTATCCGCAATGGCCTGAAAGAAAGCTGCCCCAGCAAAAACGCTAATATGATTGCCGCGCCCATCGATATTTTCAATCAAGTCTTTCGCTGGCCCAATCGGTTCTTTTACCTGAACCTCTCGGCTAAACGGCTTGGATGCCAATCCTTCCAGTACGTCCCTGAACACGTTGGTCATCTTGCTCAGTTCTTTTCTGAGCTGGTAGCGCTCTTTACGCTCCTTCGGGAACTTTGGCACGTACTTCTGAAAGTTTTGGCGCATGGCCTGAATGCCGCTAACCACATCATCAACGGTTTCCAGATAATCCGCCATTGCCTCGGCGTCCGGGCTTTGCTTGGTCGGGTCGAATTCTGCCATGTTAGTAGCCTACTATTAGGGTTGGGGCCTCGGTTCCACTATCGACAAGTGTAACATATAGCGCGTCAATCATAACATCTGTCTGGTCATCGTGCTTGTGGCTATCATCGTGCGCAAAACTCGCCACCTCTGCCACTAGCTCATAATTCTGGTTATCGCCGTAAGGCAAGACTACACGCTTGTCTCTGTGGAATGCCTGAACGTCCATGGCGCGAGTCAGTTTATCGTTTTGCCTTGGCACTGGCGTTATGGGTATGGGCAACCGCCCCCTGACCTCTTGAATCAAGCCCGTGCCGCTGGACTTATCCTCAACCATGACTTTTCTAAGCGTGCCATGCGAGGCGTTCTTGTTAAACGCTCGCTTCACAAAAACCTCAAAGTCTTTACGAAGTTGTGCCGCTTCCATTCTTTCGCGCTGATATGACAGGCGATATATTCTGTTTTCGTAAACGCCCCATTCAGCAAAAACCGTCCAGTCATTCCACTCGTTGGTTTTCTGCGCCGTATCAACCGTGATGATCCGATATTCGTATTTTTCTGGCTCAGGAATATCAGCCCCGCTATTCACATCGCCAAAGTAAAGGAAATCATCAGCACTAAATATTCCGCCATCTAGCGTTTCAGGATCTTGCATGTATTGGCTGGCGAATGTATACGGATGAGCCTGTCTCAACGCCACCAGATCATCAATTGACTCCTTAGCTGGCCAGTACGACCATTTGCCATCTACCCGCTTTGACTCGCACACATCTCTGATGCAGCGCTCTCTAATGCCTTCTGGCAAGGAGTCAATGTATTCCTGATTAATCAGCGCCGGTATCTTGATATGCAGATCAATCGACAAACCCATGCCACCAGCGAGCAAGAAGGCGGTAGAGTCGTCTATGTGTCCGCGCTGCTGAACTGCAAGAAATGGCGTCCCGCTGTGAGCTTTTCGGCTACGGAGCGTATTCACCAAACGGGTATGCGACTTCTTCCGCTTTGCCTCGCTGAATAGGTCGTCAATCTTATCCCAGTCATCCGCCTGAATATGGCCCGTGTATCCATCGCCCATGTAGCCGCCACGGACGCCTGTAATCTGTCCGCCAGAGGGGCGACTAAAAAGCTGGTGTACTCGCTTGCCTTCGCGCTCAACCGTCCAGTCGTCAACCTTATCTTTGCCAATTCGTAGCGGGTAAAACTGCTGGAACTCCGATGACTTAACAAGCGCCCTTGATCGTTCGCTATTTTCGTTAACAAGATCTTTCGAATAACTGGTGTTCAGGATTCGAACGCGGGGAAACTTAACCATTGCGTACACTGGCAAGTGAACAGACCAGAACTCTGTTTTTGTGCCCCCAGGGGGGATGTTGATAATAGTATTCTGAGACTCACCGGACAGCATTTTCTCGGCTGCCCAGTTGAAATAGTGGTGATGCCAGTTTGTTCGGAAGCTATCCCCTTGAGTGACATTAAACCACAAAGCGGTAAAGGCAAGCGGGCTAGTTTCGCCCGCCGCCGCAAGCGCCAGCTGCTCCTTGGCGCCCATGTTCTCCCATTCAATCGCCTTTACTGCCATCAGTCGGTCAGCTTATCCGCAAGCGCTTTCACTAAGTCTGGGTCTACAGCTTTTGGCGTCATACTGCCATCTTCGGAGATATGGTTGATGGTGGTCTTTTCAAAGCCTAACATCTTGTTAATCTCTTTGACGGCATTTACCAAATCGGAATGCTTCTCTGGGCGGGCAATAACGCCTTTCAGTGCGTAGATTGAGTCCATAAACTCCCATTCGGCGTCCTTGCTCTTTTCGTCCCGCAAACGCTTAATCTCAGCCTGCACCTCTGGCTGCCTGATAAGCTTGCTTGCTTCCGCCGGGGCGGTGACCTTGTTAGCGCCAAAAGCTTCCATATACGCCTTGTACTGAGGCATACGCTCGTATACCAGAAGGCGGCAAAACTCCGATTTCTTTTCGCTCAACTGTACTTCGTAGCTCATTCAACACTTCCATTACCTGGGCCGTCAAACGTCACCTCACAAATAATCGACGGCGTGCCACTGGTGCTAAACCGATACGTCGCGGAGCCTACGCTTTCGATAACGTCATTGGCGTTTGCGGTGTAATCCTTGATCGTGTACCAGCTCCCTCCGATCTTCTTTTGCAGGCTAACTGTGGCGCTGTTCCATGTGCCGTTGAGCGTAACGCCCATCATGCCACGCGCCGTGATTACCTGAGATGAATCGCCGTTGGTGTTAATGTCTGTAATTGCTGTCATGCCTTAACCCTCGTGAATTGCTGAACTAATCGCCGGTCTGATGGCGCTTCTGATACTTGGCCGGACGCCTACACGACGCCCGCCACCTGTCACCACTATAACACCATCCCCAACCGTAAACGTCCGCTGGAAGGTGCCTGTTTGGTTGGTCTCCGCAATCAGATAGGTAAACTCCCAAGTCTGAGTCCCGTCCTCATTGGCCGTGGCGTAGGTGTTAATATCCGCCGTCCAGCCTTGCGCCGCGTCCATAGCAGCCCAATCAATCGTTGCGGCTCCTGCATCGCCTGAGACCAGTACAGGGTCAGCCAGCTCCACAGCCCCAGTCGTGGCAAACTGGTTGCCGAACATAACGCTGTTGGCGTCAGGCTCGGCGTGTGCCGTTAGCGCGTATGGCAGGCTGTTGGCGTAGCTGATTGTGGTATCTGCCGTTGTGCCGTCAACAGAGACCGAAAGAGTTGCTGCTGCATCATCCGCAATCAGCGGTGCGGTGTAGCTGTAAACGCCTGAGCCTACGTCTGTGAGCGTGCCAACGTCTGTGCCGTTCAGGGTTGCGCCTGTCGGTGCTTCCGTGTTGCCTGACAGCGTGAACGTGGCTGTCTGGCCTTCTGCTGTGATGTCGTCGGCTGCGGTGATTGAGGGTCCGCTTAACGCAGTTTCTGTTGTTGCGTAGATGCATACAGCTTGGGCTGTTGCTGTGCTGTACCCCCAAGGGTCTGGCAGCGACACAGCATCCCCGCCACTCCGACTGGCATTTGTGTAAAAGCTGGCGATATTGCCTAGGATACCCGCTGTTACATTGTTGGCAGTAATCGCAACCTTTTTGCCGGAAAGCGCCGAAATATCGATCGGTAGTCCGCCATTGATACCAAGATGGCCGCCAACAGGAACATCAAAGGTCACCTGGCTTAAGAAAAGCACTCTAGGGGCGCTAGAAAAGTCGGTAGTAACGCCTGTCACATCGTACAGCGCTACATCACAGGTAATAGATGTAGTCCCGGATAACGGATACACCAAAATGTTGTTGATCTGCTGGTTTTGATCGATAACTACCGCATAGGGTGTATCTGATGTGATTCTCGCTTGACTATGGCTGGTTGTTGATGAACCAGTTACGCCTATAACCTGGCTCATTATGCGAACTCCACGCCGTTATTATTTAGGGGCTGATCCGTGGAAGTAAGGATGTAAAGCCAGGCCTGAGATAGATCACCCTTGTTTATTGCGCATTCGATTTGTGACTGTGACCAAGTTATGGTGCGCTGTATTTCAGTTTGAGTGACCGCATTCCACGTTGGCGCATTACCTAGAACCACTCGATGAGGCTGATAGTCAATAACAACCTCGGTCATATCGTGGTTATAGTGGTGACCCACGCTGATACCTAAGCCGACAACCTGCGGAATCATCCTACCTAAAGTCTCATCAATTCTTGAAAGCGGAATGAGGCCGTCCTGCTGATCTACGAGCCCACCCCGGCTCAGTGCAGCCTTATACGTACTTGCGTTCGGTGTTTTTAGAAAATCGTAGTAGTGGTCATCGACAAAATACTGCGGATCTTGTTGCCCGCTGCCATCAAGATATATCACTTGATTAACCCATCCTGGGAAGGAGTCTTGCCCGCCGCCCCAAGGATATGCATTAGGCTCGAAATAGGATCGGTTTTGGTAAAGGTTGTTGTTTTCAGCGCTGTAAACAAACGCGGTTGATGCGTCCGCTCGGTGCGATGCGACATACCTGATCTGTGCGCCCGAGTCTCTTGGCGAGGTATTGATTCTCGCATGTTTTGTGGAGCCGTCACCCAGGAAGGTTGGACCCTCTCCAACCATTGTCACGCGGGCGCCGCTCGTCTTACCGACTAGAACTTGACCTCTGATAGAATTAGCCCAGCTATACCTGACAGCCATAAGCCATGGGCCAGTACCCGCCGGCACTTCTCCCCCGCTTGCGCCATCGAGAATAGTGATAAAGCGGCCCTCTGCTTCCGTGCCGCCAGATCCTTCGCGGTAATACTCTTCGCCGTCTCCATCTCTGCCGTCAGCGGAAAGCTTGGGAGTACCCACAATCGAAACAGTTTCTAAAGTAAAGACGTTCGCCGTATTGAATGGGTATCTCGCCCACCAAGAACAAAAAATACTGTTTGGCCGGGAGAATTGGTCAAGCGCACCGTAGGATATATCCATATGGGCGTTGGGTGTTGTAGCGCCGTGCAAGACGGCATCAATCAAGCCGTGGCGACCCGGGCGAGTCTTGCTGACCTCCCCTGTTGCTGCAATCCCTTGCGTCGCTGGGAATGCGGAGCCGTCTGCTGCGTTGGCGACGCCATCATACGGAGCGCCATTAATGTAACACTCTGAGCCAAACAGCCAGAGCACAGGGGCGGCTTGATGCTTAGTGCCGAAGTTGTATGTGCCGTCTGTGCTGATTTTCATGCGGGAACCGTGGTTTAGATTCCCATCTATCTTTGCGAAAGATAATGGTTGATCGCCACCACCCTGCCCCAAAGCCAAAGACAGAGCCCTGGAAGCGGTGATACTGACTGGCGAGGCAGATGTTAGAGGCATGTCAGGCTCCGGTTATAAGGGTTTCGCCTAGTATAACAAAAAAAGCCCGCTTTGGTAGCGGGCAAGGAGAGAGATGGATGCTACCGGCCTGCCTGCGGTGTGGGAATTGGGAGTGTGGTGGCCGGTGCTAATCGGCGAAGCCGTCCCCGTTTGGCGCGTATGCGCTACTAGGTTTTATTCACCACACTGAATAGGGCTCTGGCGGGTCGCTCATCTCCGCTGTCTGCATTCCGTCAGAACATGACTCTGACTGCTCTCAGAACCCTAATCAGCGCCCGCTACTTAACCGCGTAACGGGGTGCGTACTACATAACGCCTCACGGCGTGGACATGCAATTGTCATGGGTGACTATAGCTCAAACCTCACGGAGAACGCAAGGGCCTCACCCATCAGCAGCACAGTCGGCTGAACCCTGTACTTGGTATAGCTTACCATCGGTACGACAAGCGGCAACACTCTGGTCTTGTCGCCGTAATCTCCATAGAAGCCCCTGTAGCCGCGCACAGCGCCCAGAACAACCTTAGCCTCTACGTCGCCCTTACTCCATGTCCAAGTGCGTCCTAAAGCGTAGCTCTCGCGCCCGAAGCTATTGCGGAAACGTGCGACAAAGATGCGATTATGTTCAACGGCGAAGAGATCATGGCTGCTCGTATACTCGCCGTCCGTGATCAGGTGCTTGCTCCAGGCTCCGGCGTAGATGTTCGTCTCAGCCCTTGCATTGCTCCCCCAAACCGCCAAGGCTAGTACGACTATGGCGGCTAGGTAGTAGATGTGGTCGGTTTTCATGCTCTAGCCCTCCACTCCTCAACCGCCAGCTTAGCCTCGCACATCGTCACGCACAACCTGAACGAGCCCAGCCACTTCCTGGCGTCGTAGAAGAAGCCATCAATCGGAACCTCAACCGACACGCTCGCAATACCCCGCGTGGCAATTAGGTGGTGGTTTTTGGCGTGCCAAGTTATGGGCATTGCAGTAGCCTCCTACGCAGGCGCATCAAGCGATTATATCGAACCCCAGAGCAGCTCAGGTGCGCCGATTCATAGTAGACCTGAAACTTGCCATCAATCATCCGGCCTTTTGGTTTCCACTCATGGCCAGCGCGGATAAATCCAACCGCCTTGCCTATCGTGTACGGCAGGCGCTCGTAGTATCTGGCAAAGCGGCTAGGGTTCATCTCACTTCTCCGTCAGGTTGTATTTTGAGCCGTGGTTATCGTGGAACCCCAGCTCTTCTCGTTTTGCAATAACTGCGGATTCGGCAGCGCCCTTAGAGTCGAACAGTCCCAAGTAAAATTCCTTACCTCCGGACTTTACCCTTGCTCTCCATTTCTTGCCTTTCTCGTGCCAGTTGACGCCCATTATTCCACTTCTCGACCCAGGCTGAAGGCCTACGTTTCTGCAATTCTCCAATCTGTCTACATCCCTGAGATTGCAAAATCTGTTATCCGTTGAGTCGCCGTTAATATGGTCAATCTCTCCCTTTGGCCATTCGCCGGTATGCAGGGCATAGGCAAGACGGTGCGCATAGACTCGCTTACCCAAAATATAAACCTTAAGGTAGGTCTTGTTCTTCTTGATAACTTTGTAAGGGGATCGGCCATCAAACTGTCCCGTTTCGGGATCGTAAGAAAGCTGCTTTCTGCATTCTTCGATGGGTAGGCAAATCTTCATAACTATCACCGTATAGTCGTCACCGATTGAAAAGAAGTGCGCCAACTGGTCGGTGTTCCAGCTTTCGGGAGCTACCCTAGGCGCACCAACCATTATCCGCTAATCCCCGGTATATTTCAATTTGTCTGAAATGTCGTACTTGACCATCATTTCATGGGCCAAGATCAACGAATCATCATCCCCGAATGCCTCGCCTGTAATGGCCTCGATTGAGTTTTGCAGATTAAGCGCCAGCGCCTTGCGGAACTCCGCAATACTATCAGGCGGCAACCCATCCACCCACTCGGTTGTGTTGGGGCGAGTCATGCAGCACTCTTCAAGCCAGCTGCCTCTGTATAAAAATACACCTTGTGATTGACAATATGCTATCGCCCCCTCCGGCCACAGCGACTCATCAACCTTCAACCGCTCAATATCAATCTCACTCATTCCAATTCTCCGTCTAGTTGGGCTAGGAGGGTGCGGGCGTCATGTACTGGCGACCAACCATCAACCTCAACATCGCCAAACACCTCAAGCATATCACGCAAAGTATCCACCAATCGGGCGCGATCTTCCTGGCTTTTCTTTAGCTCTCCGTGCAAGTCTTGCACCAAGTGGCATGTGCCCATGTGCATCATCCCTGGCTGCCCTGGCAACTCCAACATTTGAAATTGCATTACCCGATCATCCAGCTCAGTATGCTTACTCATCCCTCCCCCTCCGTTGCTTCATCCCCGCCGGAACTGGTAGGCCTAACGCTATACAGCGGACAGGCCACGGAAGGGCAATTCTCGGTCTGTTTTCGCCACGTTCCAGGCTCCATAGGGTCATACACGCATTCAATGCACTTCGCGTTAACCTTGCCACGAAAACCGGCCTTGCTGGCCTCTCTATGAATCAATGCTTGCTTGTAGTCGCTCACTCCCAATCCTCCGTTGCTTGTAGTTGGTTTACCCCACCATTACGCCATAGGTTGGGGTGTGGTTGCCAATAACTTATGGTTCTAAGCTGTGCCTGCTTATTCGTCCGTGAAACACCCACATCCGCTGGCGTCAAACATCGGCAGCTCCATAGTGCCACGATCTAGCTCTTCCCTGAACTCTCTAAGCGTTATGTAATGGGTTACCCCATCTCGCACCTTGCGCAAAAACGGCCTGGCAGTCTCGCCAATCTCAGACATGGCCCGATCCATTTCCTGCTCATGGTATGCAAAACGCTCAGGATTAGTGCGATACAGCCGCTCAAACTGAACTAGCCCCGCCTTACAGCAGAACCCGCCACAATTGTTGTGTTCGTATCCTTGGCCATATAAGCGAGGCTTTCGTATTCCATGCTTCTTAAGCATTGGCTCAAACATTGGTCGAGTGATCTTGTAGCGATTCAGCAAGCTGACGACTGGGCGCGGAGCCCAGTTAGCGGCAGCCCTATCAATCCGATCTTGTTCGCTCCAATCCATGCCCAAAACAAGCGGATCTGATTCTTTGCTATTCTCCGCCAGCCACGCCTTAACGGGCTTCGTCTTTAGCTCTGTCGAGCAATGAGCCGTGCGACTGTTTCCAATCCACCGCTTATCGATGTAAACATCCCAGGGCGTGCGACCGTCTGTCAGGTGGATTATTTCTTTTCCGACCGCCTTTGCGACATCTTGATTAAAACGATACAAATCCTCGTCCTCAATCAGCGTATCCGCAAAGATCAAGTTGAAGTCTAGCCCATTCTCATACGCGACCAAGGCCGAAACTGCCGAGCCCATGCCGCCACTAAAGCTGATCTGGTAAGTCATGTTGCCTCCATAGTTTTGGTCATTCTGGCGGAATTGAGGCTAGATCACAAATAACGTTTTGCACTACTCAGCAGCCCGCTTATAACCACCCGCCCAAATGAGAATGATTGTTGTGTTGGGGTGATTTTGTGGTGACACCCTGACAGGGCGCTATCGCTTAGTTAACGGATAGTAGACAATTTACTAAGCGATAATTTTTTTAAGTTATTGATTTATATATATATTATATAAGGCTTAGTAGGATAGTACGCTTAGTTAAAGACAAAATAATCCCGTCCCCCTAAAAATTGTCTTTAGGTTCTTACTAAGCGACTAAGCGATGGTTAACTGTTTGATTCTGAAAGGATTAACGCTTAACGTAGGGCTTACTAAGCGTTAACTAAGCGACTAAGCGATTCGCTGAAAAGCGCGCCACTACTGGCTTGAGACCAATATAACGCCAAAACGCACTGTTGCGCAACCCCTTAAGGTGGTGTATCTTGTTGTGACTATTTAACGCCAAAAGGAGAGCAGGAAAATGATGACACTGGAACAAATACGCCGCCAACTTCAAGACCGCCGCCCTGGGCTGGTAGCCAAAGAAACCGGCCTGCACTTCAACACGGTTAGAGCGATCAGAGACGACCCGAACGCAAACCCTACCTATAAGGCTATCAAGGCGCTATCTGACTACTTGGAGGCTCGCCAGTGATATACAGAGAGTTCGTAGAGGCCGGAATACCGATATTTGCGTTATGGCCTATAGAAAACGGCGCGTGCACGTGTGGAGATCCGCAGTGTCCTGTTGCCGGTAAGCACCCGCTAGCGTCCAACTGGCAGCACTCGCCACTGTGGTCAGATGAGCAGCTAGACACCATGGAGGAAATGGACCAGTTCGCCACCGGCTACGGCGTTTTGATGCACCAACTCCTAGTGGTGGACGTGGATGAAAGAAACGGCGGCGCGGAGAGCTATTATCGCCTGCTGGAGAATATGCCGGAGGTTGCAAAGGCCGGGATGATTGTCAGAACCGGTAGCGGTGGGGAGTCAAAGCATCTTTACTTTCGGTTGCCGGAGCAGTCGGCGCTGGTGCAATCGCTCAAGGAATACCCCGGCATAGACTTCAAGTCTACGGGCTTTGTGGTTGGCCCCGGAAGCCTTCACGCAAGCGGGAACCGGTACGAGCTGGTGGTGGGTGAGCCTGACGACATTGGCGAGGCTCCTGAGTCGCTTCTGCAAGCGCTGAGAAAACCAGAACGGCACAGGTCCACAATTAACGGCACTGCTGTTGATTTCTCCACCGCTGAACTACGCGGGATGGTGATGGCGATCCCTAACGACGCCAGCACGGGCCATGAAACGTACATCAGGATCGGAATGGGTCTGCACCAGGCAACGGGCGGAATACCAGAGGCGTTTGATATTTGGCTAGAGTGGGCGCAACAGTCCGAAAGGTTCGGGAAGAGCGGAAAGAGTAGAATTGAAAACCGCTGGCACAGCTTCGGGAAGTGCGCAGATCCCGTAACCATCGGGACGCTGATGCATTACGCGGAGGAAGCGGGCTGGGTCGCCCCGGTTGAGTTTACTAGTGATGTGCATTTTGACGCGCCGGAAGTCCCGGCAGGGCTGACGGATGCGACGGTTGACCTATTGAGGCCGCCAGGTTTTGTGGGCCGAATCACCGCATGGATTAACGAGCGTCAGCGGCACCCGAGGGAATATCTTGCCGTTGCCGCTGCATTGATGACGGTTTCAAGCGCTGCCGGTATGCGCTACGTAGACCCGCTGGATGACATCACTCCCAACCTGTTTTTGTTTGGCGTCTCCGGTTCCGCCACAGGCAAGGAATCCATACTGAAAAGTTACGGCGAACTGGCAAGGGCTGCCGGGATTGCCGCCGCCACTCACGGGAAGTTCAAGTCTGAGCAGGAGATTTACCGAAACCTGACTCGCCACCAAGCATCTTTCTACAGCATCGACGAGCTGGGTGAAGAGTTGTCCAAGGTAGCGAACGCAAGGGCGAAGGGAACCGCCGCATACCTTGAAGGTATTATCGGCACGCTGATGTCGCTTTACTCCAAAGCAAACAGCCATGCCATGGTGACGGGCGACCTGAAGGAAGAAATCAAGGAGTCTTTGCTGAAGGAAAGCGCAAGGATCAATAAGCGCATGGAGGAAAACACCGCCACCGCTGAAGATGAAATGCGGCTGAAGTCCCTGACCAAACAACTGGACAGCATCGACAGCGGCATAGAGCGGCCATACCTTAATATTTTTGGCCTAACCACGCCGGAGCGGTTCAACGACCTGATGGACCACGATATGGCTACCAACGGGTTTATGGGGCGTAGCTTGATCTTCAGGGAGCGGGAAGACAACCCGAAAGCGAAAGCGCGTGGAAAAGTAAGGCGCGGGCCGGTTCCAGATGATATTGCCGCCATGCTGCAACAGCTCTACGCGCCTGGGCATTCGCAAGTATTCGACAGAGTGGAATGTATTGGCGACCGAGTTGAAATCCCAACCACCAAGGAAGCCCAGATGCTACTGGATGAAGCTGAAGAAGGCTTTTACCTAATGGCGGAAAACGCCAAAAACCAGACAGGGCTGACCGCCATACCGAGGCGGGGTTATGAGCAGGTGGCGAAGGTGTCCATGATCCTGGCAATCCCTGGCGGGCTGAGAACAGCGGAGCATGTGCGATGGGCTTACGCCTTAGTCAAGCGAGACGTAGACGAAAAGATGAAACTTGCGAACGCCAACAGCTCAACGGATAAGCAGGACGCGCTGGCAAGTATGATCATGAGCCACGTTACCGGAGACCATGGGGAGACCATCGGCAGGCTTAGAAACAAGTGCAGGAGATACCGCAAAGAAGATGTGGACAAGATGGCCGAAAAACTGGTCGGGGCCGGTTATCTGAAAAAAGAAGCCGTGAGTTCAGGCAAAGGAAAAACAACAGAAAAATATTTCGCTGTTAATAGTTGACACCGTGGCGTTATCGTTTTATAGTGTTTGTGAGCTGCAACAAGGCGCAGCGATTTAACCCCAATGTGGAGACACAATATGAGCAGCATCCTTTCTCTGGCTAAGAAGCCGGAAAATCGCCCGATTATCTGCACCATTACCGGTGACGCTGGCGTAGGCAAAACCCGACTTGCAGCAACCTTTCCGAATCCTGTCTTTATCCGTGCCGAAGATGGCATGCAGTCGATTCCGGCTGACCAGCGCCCTGACGCTTTCCCGGTTCTGTCCGGCCCGAAAGACCTATGGGACCAGATGACGGCACTGATTAATGAAGATCACGACTACAAAACTGTAGTTGTTGATTCCATTACCGCACTTGAGCGCATGTTTATTCAGAACGTTGTCGAAAGCGACCCGAAGAAGCCGAAAAGTATTAACCAGGCTTTGGGCGGTTACGGCGCGGGGCTGGCAGCGGTTGCCGCGATGCATCAAAGGGTGCGCAAGGCTGCCGGACTCCTGAACGCCAAAGGCATCCACGTCGTCTTCATTGCCCATGCGGACACCGTTACCATCGAGCTTCCTGACCAAGACCCGTACACCCGATACGATCTTCGGCTTGGCAAGCGCTCTACTGCGCCGTATGTGGATGATGTTGACCTTGTGGCGTACATGAAATTAGAAACGTTCACGACCGGCGACGGAGAGCGGAAAAAGGCAATCTCAGACGGAACCCGAGTACTGGTGACATACACCACCGCCGCGTGCATCTCAAAGAACCGTTACGGCATCACTGAAGACTTGGTGGTGGCAGAAGGTGAAAACCCATTGTTTGGTTATGTAGAAACCCTGAAAGGAGAAGTAGCATGAGCTTTTTTAACTTTGACGACAAAGTAGACGGCACCTTTGAATCTGGCGGCGGAAACCTAGAGCCAATTCCAGATAACACCGATGTTCTGGCAGCGCCCGACGAAGCAAAATGGGACGAAAGGGAAGGCGACCGATATATCAGCCTGCGCTGGTCAATCATCGCACCGAAAGAATACAAAGGGCGGAAGATTTTCCAGAAAATCCGAGTACTGGACAGCGACCCCAAGAAGTCCGAAAAGGCGCGGCGCATGCTGGCGGCTATCGACGTGAACGCGGGTGGCAAGCTGATGAAGGCGAACGAAGAGCCTACGGATAAGAGCTTGACTATTGCGCTCGTCAACAAGCCGATGGTGTTGAAGCTGATGGTCTGGGAGACCGAGAAAGAAGACGGCTCCAAGATTAACGGCAACTGGGTGGCGGCGGTTAGCCCGCGCAAGGGCAGCACGCCAGTTGAGCAGGTGGCGCAGCCTGAACCCGAACCTGCGCCTGCGCCGGTTGAGGATGAATTTGAGGATGATGTGCCTTTTAATTGACGCCTGACCGGGGCGACCCAAAATACCGGAAATCGGGCGGCCATAGCGCCGCCCTTCTAATCCCAATGCGGAGAAAAAAATGGAAAATCAACGATCAACCGAGTGGTTCGAGAAGCGCAAAGGCCGCGTAACCGGCTCCAATGTGGGCGCAATCCTTGGCCTTAACCAGTACAAGACAGCGGACGACGTTTTGCGCGAAATGGTGCGGGCATACCACGGCGCAGAGCGGGAGTTTAAAGGCAATGTTGCGACTCAGCACGGCACTTTCCATGAAGATGGAGCCATTGCCGAGTACCAAATGGAAACCGGCAACATCGTGGAGGAATGCGGTTTCTTTGTCCATCCAGAACATGATTGGCTTGGCGCATCTCCGGATGGACTGATTGGCACTGATGGTGTGGCGGAAATTAAGTGTCCGTACGGAAAGCGCAACAGCGCAGATTTCAAGGCGCTAGCCGAGCAGGAGCATTACGCCGCGCAAGTGCAAATCGAAATGGCCTGCACGCGCAGGACGTGGGCGCATTTCTTCCAGTGGGCACCGCACGCCACCAAGTTGGAGCGAGTGGAGGTTGACCATTTGTTTTTGGAGTGGGCCATTCCGGAGCTGAAGCGATTCCATGAACGCTATCTTTCGGAGATTGACAACCCAGACCACTTGCAGCCGAAGCGCAAGGTGATCAGTTCCAACATGGCGGCCAAGCTAACCCAGGAATACGACGAGCTTGTGGAGGCAATTGACCGCGCCACACAGCGAAAAAAGGAAATTCTAGACTCGTTGATCCTGCTGGCAAACGAGCAAGACGCGGAAATCTGTGGCAAGAAGTTGACGCAAGTGGAGCGCAAGGGAGCGATTGACTACAAGAAAGTGCCGGAGCTTAAAGGTGTGGATCTTGAGCCGTACCGGAAATCCGCTAGTAAGTATTGGAGGTTGTCGTGAAAAAAATAACCAAAAAAGCCAGGATCGAAAAAGCCCGCGAAATCATAGACAGAAATGAAATGGATGTGCCGTTTCCAGACGGCGACGTGATGGAGTTCGCCGCCGTTTGCCAGCAACCGATAACCGCTGCTATTCGACGAATGAACCCGATGTTCCCGAACGATTACCGGCACCTCCATACCGAAATTGATGGCGTGTGGGCCGCGAGAAGCTGGCGCAAATTGATCTCACCGATTAGCGAAGAACAGCAGGCAAAAATCATTATGCGCCATTGTATATGGCGAGATATGAGGGATTACAGGGACTCGGCAAGCCCTCAAGAGTGTGCATCTTGTGGTGCAAAAGATGACATAACAGTGGATCACGTAGCGCCGCCGTTTGACACTATAGCCTCGGAGTTTATGGCGCTGCATGGCGTGCCGAAAATAGAAATCCCCGACGATAACTTCAGGGTTCTGGACAGGTTTGAAGATCCAGAGCTTGAGGGGTTGTGGGTTCACTTTCATGCCGAGCGGGCGGTATATCAACTGCTTTGCCGTTCTTGCAACGCTAGCAAAGGGAAGCGGTCATGATCCTAAACAACCTCCGCCCCTACCAGCGCGCCGCCTTCGATGCGGTCATGGAGTGGGTGCGGAAAAGCGTAGACCCGTGCTTGGTAGATGCCGCAACAGGATCGGGTAAAAGCTGGCTCGTTGCCGCCCTCGCTTCCGAGCTGCACCGAATCAGCGGCAAGCACGTCTTGTGTCTTGCGCCCAATGCGGACTTGGTAACGCAGAACCGAGAGAAATACCTGACCACTGGCGACCCGGCAAGCGTTTACAGCGCCTCTGCCGGGGGCCGATGTTTGCGCCACCCTGTCGTTTTTGCGACCCCTGGAACCTTCAAGAAAGTAGCCAGAAGCATGGGGGCAAAGTTCTGCGCAGTGGTGGTGGATGAGTGCCACGGGATCACCAATACCATCAAGATGATTATTGAGCTAATGCAGGAAGGCAACCCGAATCTACGCGTTATAGGCTTGAGCGCCACCCCATATCGCTTGGGGGAGGGGTTCATCTACCAAATGGACGAAGACGGTAACCTGAATGGCGATAACTGCGCCAAAGACCCGTACTTCCTGAAAAAGGTTTACACCGTCCCGGCAAGATTGCTCATTGATCAGGGCTATCTGTCCACGCCGGTCATAGGTGAAATCGGTACAGAGCAGTACGACACCAGCGGGCTTGTTATGAACAACTCCGGCAAGTGGCAGTCTGCAAGCGTTGATCAAGCCTTTGTCGGGCATGGCCGGAAGACTGCCGCCGTTGTTGCAGACGTTGTGCGGCAATCCGCCGGACGAAAGGGCGTAATGCTGTTCGCCGCAACAGTCCAGCATGCCGAAGAGATTATGGCGAGCTTGCCGCCTGGGCTTAGCCGCATGATCGGCGGAAAGATCAATACCGGCAAAGCGGAGCGCAAGCGATTGGTTGCTGATTTCAAGGCGCAACGGTTCAAGTACCTAGTGTCGGTGCAGACCATGACCACGGGCGTGGACTTTACCCACGTCGATGTAGTGGCCATATTGAGGGCTACAGAATCCGTGGCGCTATTGCAGCAGATCATAGGGCGCGGGCTTCGAGTCCATGAAGGCAAGCGTGATGTGCTGATTCTGGACTATGCCGAAAACCTGGAGCGCCATTGCCCGGATGGCGATATTTTCAGCCCGGAGATCAGCGCCAACATGACGAACGGCGAAAAGGTTATCATTGATGCCGAGTGCGAATCCTGCGGCGCAATCAACAAGTTCAGCGCAAGGAAGAACCCAGAGGGTTTGCAGCTGGACAAGCACGGCTACTTTATGGATCTTGCGGGCAACCGAGTAGAAACCGACCATGGGCCAATGCCTGGGCATTACGGCAGGCGCTGCAAAGGGATGATTAAGCGGGGAGGAACGCATACACAATGCAGCCAGCGGTGGACGTTTAAGCCTTGCCCGCACTGTGAGTCTGAAAACGATATTGCGGCGAAGTATTGCGCGGAGTGTCGCGGGGAATTGATCGACCCGAACGAGAAGTTGCGGATTGAGTTTAAGGCCATGAAGCGAGATCCGACACAGATACAGACGGATAAGGTGTTGAGCATGGACAAAAAGCCAGTTGTCACCAGAACCGGCAAGGAATGCGTGCTCGTGACCTTTGAGACAGAATGGCGATCCTTCAGTGTGTGGCTACACCCAGAAGCGCCACGAGGGAGGCTGCACGCGGAATACTTGCAGTTTATGGACGCCACACAGAGCGGGGTAGAGATTCCGGAAACGGTGACGTATCAGAAGGACTCCACCTCGGGCTTTTACCGGATTTACGATTACGGGAGGGCAGCAGATGCGATTTCCTAACTGGCTCCGTGTGTACGGAGACACAAGCTTCAGGGGGGATTGCCCAAAAGAAGGCGCGGAACAGATCACGTTTTTTTCAGAATTGCGCAAAGAGTACCCCGATACATGGGGCAGGCTCGCGCTACACCCAAAGAATGAAGAGAAGCGGAGCGGCAAGCAGTTTGCCCAGCTAGCCAGAGACAAGGCAATGGGATTGCAGCCTGGGGCTTCGGATATAGTGATACCTCTAGGGTTTGCCTGCGAGATGAAGCGAATGGACCACACAAAAAGCAGTTGGCAGCCCGGCCAGCTTGACTACCTCAAAGCCGTACATGACGCGGGCGGGTTTGCTTGCGTTGCATTGGGCTGGAAAGCCGCTATGGAGGCCGTGAAGGCATGGGAACAATTCAGGACAGAATAGCGGCCTGCCTAGACGGGAGTCTGCCCTATGACGCTCTAAGCGAGTTTGAGCAATCCGCCATCCGAATCCATGTGTATTTCAGAGCAAGCGCCTTGCTTGACTTGCCAAAGGATAAGCGGAAACAAGCCGGGGAGCAGTTGCCGCCAGACATTCGTGACTTAGTTCGTGATGAATGCAAGCGGTTATTAGAGCACAGGCGCTTATTCCAAAACAGTATTTCCCGCCAAACCCCGTAGGCGGTATGGTTGGGGTGTTGGTTAAATTGATTAGGAGAAAAGCATGAAGTGTGAAAGCAAAGGAATTAAGTCATTCCCAAAAATCTGGGCTCTTGGCTCGAAGTGGGCTCAGGGTATTTTTGATACTGAAGTGGAGGTTACCGAGAAACTAGACGGATCACAGTTTGGTTTTTCGTTCTATGGCGATGAATTGATCGTTCGTAGCAAGGGCGCAGTTATCGACAAGGATGACCCGCAAAAGCTATTCAAGCCAGCCGTTGATCACGTTAAGTCCATTCAGGAATATTTGAACATGGACTACGCCTACTACGGTGAGGCGGTGTGCTCTAAGCGGCACAACACGCTTACCTATGAGCGGACTCCAAAAAACTACATTGCCTTGTTTGCAATCTACGACCTCGAAAATCACCGCTGGTTGAGCTATGACGAAATGCGAGACGAAGCCGACAGCATTCTGGTTGACTGCGTACCGCTGCTGCACTCTGGAAAGGCTGACGGCGATCTGGTACGAGAATTAATTGGCAAAGAATCTTACCTTGGAGGCGCAACGGCTGAAGGCGTTGTAGTTAAGGCTTTTAAGGATGTAGAGATTGCCGGTGTTGTTTATCCGATCCATTCCGCCAAGTTCGTGACTGAGGAATTCAAGGAAAAGCACAGCCACAACAAGGAATTTAAGTCTGGAAAGTCAAATGCTCAAGAATTTTTCGAGCAATTCAACACTGAAGCCCGATTTAAGAAGGCAGTCCAGAAGCTTAAGGAGGCCGGGGAACTTGAGGGCGAGCCGAAGGAAATCGGCAAGCTAATGAAGATCCTGAACGAAGACCTTGAGGAAGAGTGCAAGGAGGATGTTAAGGACGCTCTCTGGCAGATGTTCCGCAAGGAATTTATGAAGGCAGCAACAAAAGGCTTCCCGGAGTGGTATAAGCGGCAACTGCTGGGCGACGCATGACCCATCGCCCTCCGGGGCGGTGTTGGTTAATTTATGGAGGGAGTTATGTTTACAGAAGGCGAGTGGGTAAAAGCAACAGGCATCGGTTATTGCTGCATTCGAACCGGATCAATGGGTGATAAAACTGGCAAAGTCATTGCTGATATGCGGATGGTTGACAGATATTACAATACGTTTGACGCTTCTGTAATGTGTGCCGCAAAGGATATGTATGAGTTTTTAGAGGCAA